GGGTGGTCTGGTTCTTTCCCATCAGAGCATGGAAGGTTCGAGAAAAAACACCTAGATCAGTTGAAGTTTGAGCAAAAGCACAACTCATAAACAGAAATGTCGAGTTGATTCTCCTACAACCGAAAACGGCAGGAAAAAGGGATAATATGTTGATTGACCAAGAACCTGAGATGAAGAGTGAGTTAGAAGCTGAAGAATCCAAGCTATCTGACACCATTGCGCCAACAAGCCCTGGACTCCCTGATAAATACAGGGATAAAAGTCTAGAAGACATTGTTCGTATGCACCAAGAAGCTGAGAAGTTGATTGGCAAGCAAGCGCAAGAGGTCGGAGAAGTAAGGAAGTTGGCAGACGAACTCATAAAGCAGAACCTCAGTTCAAAGCAACAGACTATTAAAGAGGAAGAGCCTGAAGTAGATTTCTTTGAGAATCCACAGAAGGCAGTTCAGAAGACTATTGATAATCATCCTGATGTTCTCGCAGCCCGTCAAGCGGGTGTGGATTTCAAAAGGATGCAGATTCAGCAGAAGCTAACGCAAGAGCATCCTGACTACAGTCAGATTGCTCAAGATCAGGACTTTGTGAATTGGGTGAAATCCTCGCCTGTTCGCCTTGGTCTGTATGCAAAAGCAGATGGTGAGTTCGATTACGATAGTGCCAATGAGTTGCTGTCTACTTACAAGCAGTTGCGTGGTGTCAAGTCAAAGCAGACTGAACAAGCGGGTGAAACCGCCAGGAAGCAGAACATGAAGGCCGCACAAGTGGATGTTGGTGGAACTGGTGAGAGTTCAAAGAGGGTATACAGACGGGCTGACCTGATTCGGCTGAAGATGACAGAACCTGACAGATACGATGCTTTGAGTGGTGAAATCATGCAAGCATACGCAGATGGACGGGTTAAGTAACTTAACTTTCGTTTCTTAGGAGAAACAACATGGCAACAGCATTTTCCCCCAGTAACTCAGTTACTACGACCACAGCAGACAAATTCATTCCTGACATTTGGAGTGATGAGATTGTTGCGGCTTACAAGAAAAACTTGGTTCTTGCTAACCTCGTTATGAAGATGAACTTCAAAGGTAAGAAGGGCGATACGATTCATATCCCCGCACCTACCCGTGGTTCAGCATCTGCCAAGGCCGCAGAAGCCGCAGTCACTTTGATTGCCGCTACTGAGTCTGAAGTAAATGTGTCGATCAACAAGCACTATGAATATAGCCGCTTGATTGAGGATATTGTCGAGGCCCAAGCCCTGAACAGCTTGCGTAACTTCTACACCTCTGACGCTGGTTATGCCCTGGCTAAACAAGTTGATACCGACTTGGTTCAGTTGGGTCGTTCTACCAATGGTGGTGCAGGTACTAATGCTTACGCAACTGGTGCGTTCATTGGTGGCGATGGTACGACTGCTTATGTTGCCGCAAACAACAATGAGTCAGCACTGACCGATGCTGCCATTCGCCGTACTATTCAGCGTTTGGATGACACCGACACCCCTATGGATCAGCGTTTCTTCTTGATTCCTCCATCAAGTCGCAACACCCTGATGGGTCTGGCTCGTTACACTGAGCAAGCCTTTGTGGGCGGTACTAACAGTACCATTCGCACTGGTGAGATCGGTAACCTGTATGGCATCCCTGTGTTTGTCTCAAGCAATTGCGACACTGCATCAGGCACTAATGCTGCACGGGTTTGTATCATGGGTCATCGTGATGCAGTGGTTCTGGTTGAGCAAGTTGCTGTTCGCTCACAAGTTCAGTACAAACAAGAGTATTTGGCTACTCTGTTTACCTCTGATACCTTGTATGGCGTTCAGATTCTGCGTTCAGCCGCAAGCGTAAGTGCAGCCAAATCTGCATCTATGTTTGCACTTTTGGTTCCCGCCTAATTGCAGTTGCGCCCCCTGCCCTAGTGGTGGGGGGACTTTTTTAACCTAATTAGGAGAAATCAAAATGGCAACCGCTTCAGCAGTAGTTACCCGCCGTGGCAACGACAGTTTTCGGGGTTTGTTCTCTGATACTTGGTCTGTTGTTTGTACTTTGAATGCTGGCTCATTAGTTGATGGTGCTGGTGAAACAGATGATGTAACAGTTCCTGGTGTCGCCTTGGGTGACATGGTTCTTTGTGCATCTTTGGCTGTGGATTTGGTTGGTTTGACTGTCACTGGCTATGTCAGTGCTGCCAACACTGTCAAGTTTCGCATCCAAAACGAGTCAGGTTCAACTGCGGACTTGGCATCAGCCACTATGGACATAATTATTGTTCGTATGGTGTGAGGATTGGGGGGCTAGTCCCCCCTTTCTTATTTAAGGGTTTCAATGGCTACTTTTCGTTGTCTTCAGTCTGGTAATACAGTGAGTTTTACCTTGCAACATGACATTGACTCAATGAAGGGTCATCAGGGTTATGTTCGTATTGATGAACAAGAAGTGTCTGACATTCCTGATGAAGTGAGGACAGATACTCCCTTCATGCCGCCAGTTGTACGGCGCATGGGTCGCCCAAGGAAAGTTGCAAATGTCTGATATAGACGCTAGAGATTTTGGAAGACTGGAGGCCCAAGTTGAGGCTCTCCAGACAGAAGTTCACTCTTTGAGCAAAGATGTGAAGGCTTTGTTGGAACTTGCTAACAAAGGCAAAGGTGGGTTTTGGATGGGTATGACTATCGCTTCATTCATGGGCGGTGCGATTACCTTTGTTGCTGATCGTGTCTGGAAATAAAGGAGAACGCTATGCCTATGGTTGGAAAAAAGAAGTTTCCCTACTCTGAAAAAGGCGAGAAAGAAGCCAAAGAGTACGGCAAGAAAAAGGGTGTTCCTGTGACCATTATGGTTGCTGTTGGTAAACCAAAAGGCTTGCCTATGCGTGGTGGTCGTACTGCTACCAACATGATGAAGAAATCAAGTCGTGGCAAATGAAGACCAAAGCACAAAAAAAGATTAGCAAGGTGATGACAGAATTTGGCGCTGGGAAATTGCATTCTGGGTCTAAAAAGGGGCCAGAAGTGACTTCCCGTAAGCAAGCCATTGCCATCGCCTTGTCTGAGGCTGGCATGGCAAGACCTAAGAAGAAGGCTAAGAAATGAAACCTGGACTTTATGCCAACATCAATGCCAAACAAGCCCGTATCAAGGCTGGTTCTGGCGAGAAGATGCGTAAGGTAGGGGCCAAGGGTGCGCCTACTGCTGCTGACTTTAAACAAGCTGCAAAGACTGCAAAGAAGGTTAAAAAGGTGAAGTAGATGAAATCTCCTGTTTGGCAAACAAAAGCTGGTCAAAATCCAAAAGGCGGCTTGAATGCCAAGGGCAGATCATCTTATAATGCGGCAACTGGTGGGAACCTAAAACCTCCCGTCAAATCAGGGGATAATCCCCGTAGAGCAAGTTTCTTGGCTCGAATGGGCAACATGGATGGCCCTGAGTTCAAGAATGGTGAACCAACGAGACTGCTTCTTTCGCTAAAGGCATGGGGTGCTAACTCCAAGGCTGACGCAAAGGCAAAAGCTAAAGCTATATCCGCAAGGAACAAGGCAAAAGCGAAATGAGGCAACCCAATGACATTACTTGAACTGGTCAACGATGTATTGATTCGTTTGCGTGAGCCTGTTGTAACCACTTACAACGAAACCACCTATTCCACCCTTATTGCCAAGTTTGTCAATGACACAAAGCGTCAAGTTGAAGATGCTTTTAGTTGGAATGCACTTGGTCAAACAGTCACTATCACCACTGCTGCTGGCACATATTCGTATGCCTTAACTGGTGCTGGACAGAAGTTTCAGGTTCTTGATGCTATCAATGCAACGAGCAACATTGGACTTAAAAACACCACTTTTGTGGATATGAATCGTAAGCAGAACTTCTCTGTGGTTATGACGGGTATCCCAAGTGAATACAACTTTGATGGCGTAGATGCAAGCTACAACACCAAAGTAACGCTGTATCCAAGGCCAGATGGTGTTTATAGCCTCATGTTTGCATTGGCAGTTCCACAAGCTACATTGGCGGCAGATAGCACTGTCATTCTTGTGCCTGATGTGGTTGTTGCTCAAGGTGCTTATGCAAGGGCATTGGTTGAGCGTGGTGAAGATGGTGGTCTGTCTTCATCTGAGGCTTACACACTGTTTCGATCCATGTTGTCGGATTACATTGCCTTGGAGGGCAGTCGTTATCCTGAGAATCAAGAGTTTATTCCGCAATGACACAGCAAATCCAGACATTTTCTGTCTCAGCCCCAGGCTTTTTTGGGCTGAACACACAGGACTCTCCGCTTGATTTAGCGGCTGGATACGCTGCGATTGCCACAAACTGCGTGATTGACCAGTATGGTCGCATTGGCTCTCGCAAGGGTTGGTCAAGGGTTAACACATCCTCTGGCAACCTTGGTGCAAATAATGTAACAGTCATCCATGAGTTGGTTCAGACTGATGGCACTCTGACTGTTTTGTTCGCTGGAAACAACAAGCTGTTTAAACTGAGTGGCGCTACTGTTACTGAGTTGACCTATGGGGGGGGAGGTACTGGCCCCACCATTACCGCAAGCAACTGGCATTGTGCTTCTCTGAATGGAATCACATATTTCTTTCAGACGGGTTATGACCCGCTGATATATGACCCTGCTGTAAGTACCACCACATACAGGCGTGTGAGCGAGAAAAGTGGTTATGTTGCGACTGCTCCACAAACCAACATTGTTATCTCTGCCTATGGTCGCTTGTGGACTGCTAGTAGCACTGCTGACACTGTAACTGTCTATTTCTCTGACTTGTTGGCAGGGCACATCTGGTCAACAGGAACTGCTGGTTCTTTGGACATTTCACGGGTATGGCCCAATGGGTCTGATGAGATTACAGGCTTAGCTGCACACAATGGATTCTTGTTTATCTTTGGCAAGCGTCAAGTATTGATTTATGCAAATGCGACTACTCCATCAAGTCTGTCTCTGAGCGACACCATCAGCAACATTGGTTGCATTGCAAGGGACTCTATTGCCAACACAGGCAGTGATGTGGTTTTCTTGTCAAACAGTGGTGTGCGGTCATTGCTCAGAACCATTCAAGAGAAGTCTGCTCCTTTGCGGGACTTGTCTAAGAATGTGCGTGATGACTTGATGACGATTGTGAATGCTGAGACATTGGCAAACATCAAGGCAGTCTATTCAGAGTCAAATGCCTTCTACCTGATTAACTTTCCAACTGCAACCCAGACCTACTGTTTTGACACCAAGGCGGCTTTGCAAGATGGTTCTTCACGGGTAACTGTGTGGGATTCCATCACTCCAACTGCTTTCCTTGCTAAACGCAATGGAGACTTGCTGATTGGCAAGAATGGTTATGTGGGCAAGTATGGGACTTACCTTGACCATACAAGCACATACCGATTGCAGTATTTCACGACTTATGCTGACCTGGGACAGCCCAATGTCACATCTATTCTGAAACGTATTTCTGTGGTGGTTATTGGTGGCTCAAGCCAAGGCTTCATCATCAAGTGGGGATATGACTTCACTGGTCAGTATTACTCCACCACATTGCAAATTCCTCAGTCTACTGTTGCTGAATATGGTACTGCTGAGTATGGGGCAAATGGTGTTCCTGTTGCCTACTACTCAGATGGCATTTCTTTGCAGACTTTGGTTGGTCAAACATCAGGTTCTGGCAAGACTGTGCAGACGGGTTATGAAGTGCAGATCAATGGTTATCCTGTGAGCATTCAAAAGATTGAGATACAAGCCAAGAACGGCAAACTGGTTTAAGGAAGAAACATGGCAAATTACACCAAAACCACCAACTTTGCGGCTAAAGATGCTTTGTCGCCAGGGAATGCAAGCAAGGTTGTTAAGGGAACTGAGATTGATACTGAGTTCACCAACATTCAGACTGCCATTACCAGTAAAGCAGATGGAACCTTCACCAACTTCAGCTTTGTTGAGAGTGGTTCATTTCTGTACATCAGGGCATCAGGAACAGATGTGATGAAGATTGATACATCAGGCAACCTGACTGTGTTGGGCAACATTGTGGCTAATGGCACTGTTTAATAAAAACATTAACCATTAAAGTATCATAATGACAACTCTAGACACGCTCATTAGTAAGAATGCTGGGTTTGGAAATGTCATCAAGACAATCCAAAGCGGTGGGGCATACATTGACCCTAAAGGTCGAGTTTTATCAACTACAGAATTAAAGCCTTTACCCACTTATTATGCTGGTAGTTCTGTATTTGTGGGTGGCGGTGGGAAAGCATATAGCTACGATGAAAACGGCTCAATAATTGAAGTCCCAAGAGAACCGCTAGAGATATATAAGTTTGATGCTACTGGTGATGGAAAATTTACTATTCCAAAACTGAGAAACGAAAAAGAAGGCGGATATTTTGGCGACATTACATTAAACGCCATTAAATCTGGAAGTGGTTACACAGTTGAGAACACTGATAAAAGTGCCACGGGTAAATACTATCAACCATTAAAAGGTACAGACTTTTCTGATCGGCAATGGGTGGGAATGTCTCGCGGATTGTCAAACATCAACACCGCAGTTCAAAGTGGTGAAGCAACAGTCGATATTAAGAAAAGCAAAGAAATATCGGACGATGGGCAAGGCAATCAAACAAGCAAAGAATATTACGCATTGCGAGATGGCAGTGGTAGAGAAGTCGGGGCACTATTTGATGTTCCAGGCAGAGAAGACATTAAATATGCTGATGTAGGAAATGAGACTGCTGGTGGTGGGCATTATGTATTTTTACAAACAGACCCAAAAACTGGACGAGTTGCGCCAATTCAAGACTTTGATAAGCAAGTAACTTATCGAGAATCTCAAGGTAAGAAATTTTGGGATGTTCAAAATAAGATAGTTAGAGATTTTGCTCCTTATGCGGCAGTTATTTTTGG